ATCATTGGGCGCGATGCGGTTGGGTGGTGGGTAGAGCCGATGCATAACAGTGTTATCGGTATGCTGCTATGCACAAACGATGGACGAAAAAAAGCCCCGCACAAGGCGGGGCTGATGGGGTGAAGCAGGTTACAGAATGCGGTTCATAGGGTTTTCGTAGAATGGAATCAGGTAACCTATACCGTGCCGCACCGTTTTCCATTTTGTATCGGTGAATCCCTCAAGATACCGTTCCCTGTTAAAGTATTCGGTGCAAAGCTTTGCACCTTTTCCGCATACCTTAACGGCCTTTCCGTATGCGGTATCAATTACATACGTTAATTGCATCGGGTGAATTTGTTTTATACGCGCTGCAAGCTGTTCTGGATTGTCCATTTCAACACTCCTTGAAAATGGGGCGGACATTATGCCCGCCCCGATGCTACTTGCTACCCTTTGGTGCCGACGGTATCCATATCACCACCCATACCGATAAACGCGTCGATAAGGTGACCTTTTGCTGCCGATGCAAGCGGGCATTCAACGCCGTTACCCTCTGCATTGTCGATACGGTTCAGCATCGTTTTCAATTCAGCAAGGGTTTTGCTGTCGATGTCGGTTGCGGCCTTCGCCTTGTTGGGCGTGACATAACCCGCAGCTTCACGCACACGTTGCCAGTAGGTGTTACACTTGGCGCGCAAGCGCTTGTCCGCATCGGTCAACACCTCTTCTGGCAATCCCATGGCGCGATTGAAAAGCTTGCGCTCTTCGCGCACCGGCGCGCTTTCCTTGCCGACAAGGTGCACCCAACCTTCGCCGCACACCTCGCTGATTGCACGGGCATACTTGATGATCATGCCGTCAGTGGCCTTCAATCCTGACGTGCATGCCGTGCGCGCTTCGGTAAGCGCATTCATACGCGCCGCCGCTTGCTCACTGATGCTGCTAGTGATTTTGGGCGCGATGTCGATATCTTTCACGGCGTCCAATTCGATACTTTCGTCGTATTCGACATCGTCCATTGCGTCCATCTTGATACCTTCGTTCATTGCGTCCATCTTGATACCTCCAGTCAGAAAAGCCGAAAGCCGTTCGGCGCGGTGTTGCTGTTACTGAGATGCATTCTATACCACAATCTGTTACCGGTCAATAATGGCAAGGGGATAACACCTGTTATCGCGCCAGAATCGCAATTGAGGCACCCTACCCCCCAGAATAGGCGAGATGGAACCGCAGCGCCCCTTAGATCAGTGTTTTGCACTCCCAATCACTCCCCCCATACTTTTCCTTACATTGTACCCCCACCCCCTATATATTTTTTCCCAGCATTTCCCCTACGCTGCTATATGCAACTACCCCCCGTCGTTTTTATTTACCTCCCATATACCCCCATATATTTTTATGCTATATTCCAAAAAGGTATTTCTGGAGCGCTACAACGCCCTGCATGTATGGCTGTTAATATAGAACCCACAAGTTCACACCCTCTGCCCTACTCACCCGAGGACGATGAGGTTTCTTCGTTTTCCGAAGCGCTTGCTGTTACTGCTAATACCCAGACTCTTATAGAGCAATTGGGCGGGCCACCGGAGATGACGCCGGAAGACGCCAAAGAAGCAGCAGCCACTCTTCAGTCCGCGTTAAAAACGCAAGATAAAAAAGCTCTGAACACTGCTCCTGTTGCATTTGCTGCGCGGGAATTTATTCGTGTGTACAGTGCGCGTCTGGCGGCTGACATTTCCGATGTCAGAACGTCTATAACCAACAAGCTGCTTGAACTTGCCAACTGTGGCGACCCGCGCTACGAGCTAAAGGCTTTGGAACTGCTTGGTAAACATAGTGATATTGCGTTGTTTACGGAGCGCAGCGAAGTAACGGTTAACTACAAGTCGTCCTCTGACTTGGAAGAGGCTATTAAAGAACGCGTCAAGCGCCTGCTCAATGCAGACATAGTGGACGTGACTCCTATAACGTCTGAAAGCTTGGATGCAGAGTTAGGAGTGGTAGAAGACGTTGCTACTACTGAAGTAGAACCAGCACAACCCGTATAATTGTGCAGAACATACTCAACCAGCCGGGTAAAGTAAGCCTCAAGGATATCCCCAATATCCTCCATTTGTTACCTGAGCAGGAGCAGGCGAAGCTGCTTGAAGACTTGAAGCAGCTTGAGAACCTCAAGATTAAGGAATCAGCGCAAGACAAGTTCATGTCATTCGTGCGGATGGTGTGGCCTACGTTTATTTCGGGGCGGCATCACGCAAAAATGGCTGCTGCGTTTGAAAAAGTGGCTAGGGGGGAGCTAAAACGCCTCATTATTAACATGCCACCGCGTCATACTAAGTCAGAATTCGCCAGTTATCTGCTTCCAGCGTGGTTTTTGGGCAAATTTCCTCACAAAAAGGTCATCCAAACGTCTCATACAGCAGAATTGGCGGTTGGTTTTGGTCGAAAAGTGCGAAATTTGGTGGATACGGAGGTCTATAAGAGCTTATTCCCCGGTGTTGGGCTGCAATCTGACTCAAAAGCTGCCGGTAGGTGGGCTACTAACTCGGGGGGTGACTACTTCGCTATCGGTGTGGGCGGTGCGGTAACCGGTAAAGGTGCTGACATCCTCATTATTGACGACCCGCATAGCGAGCAAGAGGCTACTCTGGCTGAGACTAACTCTGACATCTACGACAAGACTTACGAGTGGTATACGTCAGGGCCACGGCAGCGTCTGCAACCGGGTGGGGCTATTATTATAGTTATGACCCGGTGGAGTAAGAAGGACTTGACCGGACAGGTGCTAAAAGCTGCGGCCCAAAGGGGTGGGGAGGAGTGGGAAGTCATTGAGTTCCCTGCACTATTTGATGAGCATGACCCGCCCAAACCGTTGTGGCCTGAGTTCTGGAGCTTGGAGGAGTTGCTTGCACTTAAGGATGAGCTTCCGGCGTCCAAGTGGCAGGCGCAGTACATGCAGCAGCCCACCTCCGAGGTGTCGGCTATCATCAAGCGGGAGTGGTGGAAGGTGTGGGAGGAGGACAAGCCGCCCTTCTGTGACTTCAAGATTCAGTCTTGGGATACGGCGTTTCTTAAGTCGGAGCGTAGTGACTACTCTGCGTGTACTACGTGGGGGGTGTTCTACAGGGAGGATGCAACGGGTAAGCCGCAGCCGCAGATAATACTCCTCAATGCGTTCAAGGATAGGATGGAGTTCCCGGAACTCAAGCAAGTAGCGTTCAAACACTATGGAGAGTGGAAGCCCGATGCGCTGATCGTTGAGGCTAAAGCTACCGGTGCACCGCTGGTATTTGAGCTACGTGCTATGGGTATACCAGTGCAGGAGTTTGTACCGAGTCGGGGGAATGATAAGATTGCCAGACTAAATGCCGTGGCGGATATATTTGCGTCCGGTAAAGTTTGGGTGCCTAATACCTATTGGGCTGAAGAGCTTGTGGAAGAAGTTGCGAGTTTTCCTTCAGGAGAGCATGACGACTTGGTGGACTCCATGACTCAGGCACTGTTGCGCTTCAGGCGCGGGGGATTCATACCGTTGCTTTCAGATGAACCGGAACCCCGCAAAGAATTCAGACGGCGTAAAGAATACTATTAAGGATACATCATGGCAATGGAAAAAGGTTTGTATGCAGCCCCTGTGGGTATCGAAGAACTCGCAGCGCAAGAACCGGCGATGGAGATTGAGATTGAGAACCCGGACTCCGTGACTATTGGCGTTGGGGATACCGAAATTACGTTGGAGCCGGGGCAAGAGTCCGATGAAGACTTCACGGCAAACCTTGCGGATTACATAGATGAAAACGAGTTGCAGTCGCTGGCTTCAGAACTCATTGCTGATTTTGATGAAGATGTAAGCTCACGCAAAGATTGGATGCAGACTTACGTTGATGGGCTTGAGCTTCTCGGGATGAAGATCGAAATGAGGTCTGAACCGTGGGAAGGCGCTTGCGGTGTGTATCACCCGCTGTTGTCTGAAACACTGGTCAAGTTTCAGTCCGAGACCATGATGGAGACTTTCCCCGCGATGGGGCCGGTCAAAACGGAAATTGTAGGTAAAGAAACACCGGAGAAGAAGGAAGCAGCTATTCGTGTCCAGAATGACATGAATTACCAGCTTACCGAGAAGATGACGGAGTATCGCCCCGAGCATGAGCGCATGCTGTGGGGTTTGGGTCTGTCAGGTAACGCATTTAAAAAAGTGTATTACGACCCGTCGTTTGAGCGGCAAATGTCTATTTTTGTACCCGCAGAGGACATTGTTGTTCCTTATGGTGCGAGTAATCTTCAGACTGCCGAGCGTGTTACGCATGTGATGCGTAAGACTAAAAACGAACTCTTGAAGTTGCAAGTAGCCGGGTTCTACAGGGATGTGGACTTGGGTGACCCCGTTAACTCTCTGGATGAGGTAGAGAAAAAGATCGCGGAGAAAATGGGGTTCCGTGCTACTACCGACGACCGGTTCAAGGTTCTTGAGATGAACGTGAACTTGAACTTGAAGGGGTACGAGCATAAAGCCAAAGACGGAAACCAGACTGGTATTGCCCTGCCCTACATTGTGACAATTGAGAAGGGTACGCAAGCAGTACTGGGTATACGCAGAAACTGGCAACCTGATAAGAATACGGATGCCAAGCGTCAACACTTTGTCCACTACGGTTATATTCCCGGCTTTGGGTTCTATTACTTTGGTTTGATTCATTTGATTGGGGCGTATGCAAAGAGCGGTACGTCCCTTATCCGTCAGTTGGTTGATGCTGGTACGCTGTGTAACTTGCCCGGTGGGTTGAAAACTCGTGGCATGCGCATCAAGGGGGACGACACACCGATTTGCCCCGGCGAATGGAGAGACGTTGATATCCCCAGCGGTGCGTTGCGCGATAACGTGATGCCGTTGCCGTATAAAGAACCAAGCCAAGTTCTTATGGCGCTGATGAATCAGGTAGTGGATGAGGGGCGCAGGTTTGCCGCTGCCGCTGATTTGAAGGTATCCGACATGAGCGCACAAGCTCCGGTTGGTACTACGCTGGCTATTCTTGAGCGTACGTTGAAGGTAATGAGCGCGGTGCAAGCGCGCATTCACTACGCGATGAAGCAAGAGTTGCGGTTGCTCAAAGATATTATTCGTGACTATACGCCTGCGGAGTATAGCTACGAGCCGGAAGAAGGAAGTCGCAGGGCTAAAAAATCTGACTATGACATGGTGGATGTGATACCGGTTAGCGACCCTAACGCGGCAACCATGAGTCAAAAAGTAGTTCAGTATCAAGCAGCACTTCAGTTGGCCCAGTCTGCTCCTCAACTATATAACTTGCCGTTGTTGCATCGGCAGATGCTGGATGTTTTGGGGATTAAAAACGCAAACAAACTCGTACCGATTGACGAGGATAGAAAACCTGTTGATCCAATAACCGAGAACATGAACATCCTCAAGATGAAACCGGTTAAAGCGTTTTTGTATCAGGATCATCGTGCGCACATTCAAGTTCATATTTCGGCTATGCGAGACCCGCAGATTCAACAGATAGTTGGGCAAACGCCGATGGCGCAGCAAATCATGGCTGCTATGCAGGCGCACATTAACGAGCATATTGGTTACGAATATCGCAAACAGATGGAAATGCGGATGGGAACCATGTTGCCGCCGCCGGAAAAGATCGAAGAAGACGGTATTCCAGAGCAGTTTGAAGTTCAAGTTTCGCAACTTGCTGCGCAGGCGGGTCAACAACTGTTGCAACAAAACCAGCAGCAAGCAGCGGCGCAAGCTGCACAGCAGCAAGCACAAGACCCGCTTATCCAGCTTCAGCAACAGGAATTGAGACTCAAAGAAGCTGAATTGAACCGCAAAGCGCAAAAAGACAAAGTTGATGCGCTTGCTAAAGCCGATCAGTTGGATATTGAGAAGGAACGTATTGCCGCTCAAGAACGTATTGCAGGTATGCAGGTAGGTTCAAAAGCCGCCAAAGACAAGGCTGATATTGCTGCTAGACAGCAAACAGAAGGTCTTCGTATTGGTGCAGATATCGCTCATAAAAAAGCGCAACTACAACAAGTTAAACCAGAATCCAAAGGTAAATAATGGACAACACGCTTGAAGTATTGCTTAAGCAATACAAGGATAAGCGCATGCAAATTACTGACGCCATTGCGGATGGCGCGGCTAAAGACTACGCAGAGTATCGCGCAATGTGTGGGGAAATTCGGGGTCTTCTCACAGCAGAAAGGTATGTTAACGACCTCGCAAAACATATGGAGACATCTGATGAGTGAAATTCTAATCGGGCAAAACCCCGATAAGCCAGAGCAAAGTACCGTTCTACCAGAAACACAAGCAGCAAAAGCGAAACAACTGCCCCAACCGTCTGGGTATCACATCCTTTGTGCGATTCCCGAAATTGATGGTACGTACGAAAGTGGTATTGTTAAAGCAGACGCAACTATTAACTACGAAGAGCGTTTGACAACGGTGCTGTTTGTTATTTCACTTGGCCCAGACTGTTACAAAGACGAAAAACGGTTCCCGAGCGGGCCGTGGTGTAAGGAAGGGGATTTTGTGCTGGTGCGCCCAAATACGGGTTCGCGGATCAAGATTCATAACCGTGAATTTCGCATGATTACCGACGACAACGTTGAAGGCGTCGTTGAAGACCCACGCGGCATTGCTCGCGCATAAGGAGAAATAAATGGCTGAAGCGGAATACAAGTTCCCGGATGAAATTGCGGAAACAGAACAAAAAGCCCCTGAATCTGAAGGAAAAACGGAACAGGAATCTCTTGAGGATAAACTGGTTATTGAAGTAGAGAACGATACCCCTGAGCAAGATCGGGATGTACGTCCGCTGCCTAAAGAGACTGTTGAATCCCTAGAGAATGACGACCTTACCAGCTACGGAAAAAGGGTAAAAGCTCGTCTGTCTGAAATGAAAAAGGTTTGGCACGATGAACGTCGTGCTAAAGAATCCGCAGATAGAGAACGGCAAGAGGCACTTGCTTTTGCTAAACAGGTTTTGGAGGAAAACAAACGCCTCAAAACCACACTATCTGAAGGGGGTAAACAATACGCCACTACGGTACAAAATGCTGCGGCTTTGGAGCTAGAGGCGGCAAAAAGAGCGTATCGTGATGCTTACGATTCTGGCGATGCTGATAAGCTAGTAGAGGCACAGCAGAAGCTAACGGAAGCTAGCATCAAACAAGATAAAGCACAAAATTTTAAACCTCCTTTACAAGTATCAGAAAATGAAGTAGATTTGCCAAAAGTACCTGAGCAAACGCAAGTTACGCCTAAGTACGATCCAGTAACTGCTAAGTGGTTGGAGAAAAATACTTGGTATGGGTCAAATGGCAATCGCGCTATGACTTCGTTTGCTATTGGTGTACATGGAGATTTGGAAGAACAATACGGACAACAATACGTTGGTTCCGCAGATTATTTTGAAAAAATTGACGCAGAGATGCGCAGACGGTTTCCCGAAAAGTTTCCCGGCGAGACCAAAACGCAGACTGAGGAAGAAGAACCCAGTCAGCGCACAGCTAAGATGACTTCAGTTGTAGCACCAGCAACGCGAAGCACGGCGTCAAAGAAAATTGTGCTAAAGGCAAGCCAAGTAGCTCTTGCTAAAAAATTTGGTTTGACCAATGAGCAGTATGTGGAACAAATGCGACTACTGGAGAATAACAATGGCTGAAACTAATCGTCTCGCTCATGAACTGGAAAATCGTACTGTTACGAAGCGCGAAGCACGTTGGACACAACCCGGAGGTTTGCCTACTCCTGAACCGGAAGATGGCTATACCTTTAGGTGGGTACGGACGGCTCTTTTGGGGCAATTTGACCCCACGAATACGTCTGCAAAGTTTAGAGAAGGTTGGGAACCGGTTAAAGCGGAAGAGCAACCGCATATGCATGTGTATGCTGATCCGCAAAGCAGGTTTAAAGGCAACATCGAAATCGGCGGTCTTTTGCTGTGCAAAATTCCTAGGGAATTCATGGAACAGCGCGCAGCGCACTATAAGAAAGCTTCCGACGATCAGATTAAAGCCGTAGACAATAGCTTTATGCAACAAAACGATGCTCGCATGCCGCTGTTTAGCGACAAGAAGAGCGCTGTATCGTTTGGTCGCGGGGCTAAATAACTTAATTTTTAGGAGTCTTAACAATGGCTTATCCTACTGTAGATAAACCTTACGGGTTTAAACCCGTAAATTTGCTGGGGGGTCAGGTTTACGCTGGCTCTACGCGGCAAATCCCGATTGAAAGTGGCTGGGGCACGGCTATTTTCTTTGGTGATGTGGTTCTGATGTCGGCTTCTGGCTGCGTTGTTGGTGGCGGTACGACTGTGAATACTTCGGCGGCGGTTCAAGTTGCTGGTGTTTTCATGGGTTGTAACTACATCAACTCGCTTGGTCAGCGTATTTACGCCCAATATTATCCGGCTGGTACCACTGGCACGGTTGATACTTCGGGTGGTATCTATGCGGTGGTCGCGGACGACCCCGATCTGGTGATGAAAGTCGCTATCGTTTCGGGTACGACTGTTGTTGCGCAAGCGGCTCGTTCTTCGCTGGTCGGTGGCACGGTTGCTCTGGTTAATAATATCGGTAGCACTGTTACCGGTGATAGCCAGCAAGCTGTGCTTAATGCGTCTGGTACGACTACTACCGCGCCGTTTAAAATTATTGACGTTGTCCCTGATACGTCGCCCGCCGTTGGTTCTTTTGTCGAAGTTCTCGTGACTTGGACTCAAGGTGTGCACATGTATCGTGGCGCAGCCGGTATCTAAGGAGAATAAATAATGGCTATTTCACGTTCGCAACTACTTAAAGAACTTCTCCCCGGCCTGAACGCTTTGTTTGGTCTTGAGTATAAGAAGTACGGTGAAGAACACAAAGAGATTTTCGAGACGGAAAGCTCGGAGCGTTCGTTTGAAGAAGAAACCAAGCTGTCTGGTTTCTCTGCTGCACCGGTCAAGGCTGAAGGCAACGCGATTGCGTATGACAATGCGCAAGAAGCTTGGACGGCTCGTTACCAACACGAAACCATTGCTTTGGGTTTTTCGATCACTGAAGAAGCGGTTGAAGATAACCTGTATGACAGCCTTTCGGCTCGTTATACCAAAGCTCTGGCTCGTGCTATGGCCTACACCAAACAGGTTAAAGCTGCCTCGGTGCTAAACAACGCATTTACGGGTGGCCCGACTGGTGGTGACGGTGTTTCGCTGTGCAATGCCAGCCATCCGCTGGTTTCCGGTGGTACCAACAGCAACGTCCTTGCGTCCGCTGACCTGAATGAAACGTCGCTTGAAGCTGCGGTTATTCAGATTGCGGCGTGGACGGACGAGCGTAGTCTGCTGATTGCCGCCAAACCGGTGAAGCTGATTGTTCCGCCGAGCCTGATGTTCGTCGCAACCCGCCTCCTTGAGACGGAACTGCGTGTTAGCACCAACAACAACGACATCAATGCTCTGAAGAACAATGGTTCGATTCCGGGTGGTTATGCTGTCAACCACTTCCTGACCGACACCAATGCTTGGTTCCTGACGACTGACGTTCCGAATGGTCTGAAGCACTTCGTTCGTACCCCGCTGCAAAACAGCATGGACGGCGACTTCGACACTGGTAACGTCCGTTACAAGGCCCGTGAGCGTTATTCGTTCGGCTGGTCTGATCCGCTGGGTATCTTTGGTTCGGCGGGTTCGTAATAATTGTAGTAAGATGCAAGGGAGGGGTTTAACCACCCCTCCCGCTTTTCTGGGATATTTTTACTTGCGCAGACTGCCCCAGCAGACTTAGTAGAGACTACGCAAGGATGTGCTACTACACGGAGATTTAAATGGCTATTACTACTCTTGACGGCCCCGTTCGGTCGCTGAACGGCTTTTACACCCAAGGCGCTGGTAACGTTATCACCCTTGGTGCTACGGCAACTCTTTCAGTTGCTACTCATGCGGGTAAGATTCTTTTGGTTCCCGCTACTTGCGCAATTACTCTTCCGGCGGTTAACGCCACTGCCGATCCGGTGTCAAGTGGCCCCGGTGCTGACCCGAATACGGTCAATAATCTTGGCGTGGTCTTTACGTTTATCTTTACCGCAGCGTCTGCTGGTGCAACGGCTCAAACTGTTACCACCGCCAGCGCTAGTGACGTTTATACGGGTCAAATTCTGGTTGCGGGAACTACTTCTGCGGCATTTAACTCGACTGCTGGCACTATTATCACGCTGAATGCTACGACCACTGGTGGCGCTGCTGCTGGTAGCCGTCTGACGCTGATGCCGTATGCGGCTAATAAATGGGCGGTTCAAGGATCATTTGTTGGTTCTGGCACTGTAGCAACGCCGTTCTCTTAATCTTTTGGGGGCTTCGGCCCCCAATTAACATCTTAGGGAATTAGGTCATGCAAACAGATATCCTATCAGCGCATTTAAACAGTACTGGTTTTGCTGTTCTTGGGCGTTACCGCCTAAAAAGTTTTAACTTTACGGCGTCTTCAACCGCTGGAACAATTAACTTTTACGATACCACTTCGGCTCCTGTAACCACTGGAACCTACGGTCGTTCGACCACTACTATTACCGTAACCAGCACAGCACATGGTCTTGTTGCGGGGCAACAAGTGGGTATTACTTTTGCTACAGCCAGCGGTGTTTCGGCAACTAATGGTAACTATAAGGTTGCTACGGTTCCTACTGCGGATACGTTTACGCTAACAGATATTAATTCTGGGACGATTGCTTCCGGCACAGGATGCACTTATACGACTGGTCGCTGGATGACTTCTATTGATACAGCCGCGCTCACTACGTCTGGTGTCCCTCAAAACCAAAACGTTTTGCTTCCGGGCGAAGGTATTGTGGCGTATAACGGTATTTATGCACTAATGTCTAACCAAGCAGGATTAACAATCTTTTACGGGTAAACAATGCAAAATCAAAAGTCGTTTGATCTGGTCGGTAAAAAACTCATGTTGGGTATCCCGGCTTATGATCATAAGGTGACGTTGAAGATGGCAGTATCGTTGATGCGTTTGGGTCAACAGGCTCTAGAGCATGGAATTACGGTTCAAGTAAATAGCATTTGTGGTTGTTCTGTAGTTTCTCGCGCTCGTAATTTGATTGCCGATGCTTTTTTGAAGTCAGATTGCGATAGCCTGTTGTTCATTGACGCTGATATGACGTTTGAACCCGATTCTGTTTTGCGTCTTCTCGCTTGGAACCAAGAAAAACACATTGTTGCCGGTGCGTACGAAGCACGTAAAGCGGGTAAAACCTACATTCTTACCCTTGATGGGGATGCTGATAACATCTTCATGGATAAGATGGGGTTGATTAGGGCTAAGCGAGTAGCCACTGGGTTTATGATGATTCAGAAGCAGGTCTTTACCAAACTTGCTGATATGCACCCAGAGTGGTTGCACAAAGATACCAATAGCGACGAAAAGCTGTATAGCTTTCTTGATTTTAAAACTACCCCCGGTGGTTATATTGGGGAGGACTTTTTGTTTTGCGAACGCGCTATTGATGCTGGGTTTAG